ATAGCCATCAAAAAATCCTCCGCTCTTTCACTGCGATAAAAGATACGCTCTTACGCTCAAGGCAGCTTTTGCACTTCCATATTCGACGGGTGCCTTTGGTAATCTTGACCAGCTTGTAGCCGGCCTCTCGGCGGCAGGACTGGCACACCGGGGCGATCATTTACGCACCTGCTTGATGGCTGGCACTCCCTGCACCTGCTGTTTGTAACGCCGGATCGTGGCGCCCACATCGGTTTTTGCCACATTGGTTGGAATAAATGGGAACTCAATAATGTAGATTTTGCGCTCGCGTAAATAGGCTATGGCGGCTTGCAGTTTGTCGTTCATGGCTATTTCCTCTGGTTCCAGCGTTGAATAGCAACCTCAAGCGGTTGATCGGTATCGTGGTGCGGTCCGATCATCTGGCATTCATCGCATGTAATCGCAATCACATTGGGTTTAACCTCGTCAACAACCACGTCATCATTCCTGCAAAACGGACAAGGCAGGATGACGATCTGGCGTTTCTGGCGCTGCTCTCTGGCAGTTTCCCAGCGGTCGAGATCCTGGCTAAATTGGCGCTCAAGCTGATCAAAGGCGTTTCTGCTCATTTTGATTTCCTTTTTGGGCGACTGCAAATAATGACATTGGCTTTTTCCCACGGCAGATCGTCGACCAGATCCTTGAAATGGTCAACCGGCGCGGCTGGCGTAATGTCGCAGTCAAACTCGGTTTTAATGCTAGTCAGAGCAAAATCACCGAGCAGTGACTTGTCAACCAGGTTGGTTATGTCTTGGCTGGTGTAGGTCGGCTGCTGGAACTCGACGTTGGTCAGCTTATTACGGTAGGTCAACAGATTATTACTGGTCGCGTCCATCAACTCGGCGAATCTACCCAACAGCGTTGGTATGTGGCGGTGCTCTCCGCAGCCGGCACGTTGCGCTGATACGTCCATATCAGGTTTGCCCTGCGCGCAACTCCAGCGGGCCTCTCCGTCGGTCTCAGGCGTGCTTTGGGCGCAGGTTCTGCAGCTCACCGCGGGCGCTTCCGTTTCGTAGCATTGCGATTTAAACCGGCAGAACTTGCAGGTAAAGTTTGTCGCATCTTCGGCCAGCGTCACCGCAGGTTCCGGCGACGTGATGATGCGCTCGGCGCGTTGGATCGCCTGATTAAACGCATCCTTGTCAAATTCAATGCGCTCGGTGTGAATGTCGTCGGTATCCTTGTTGACCATCATATACATGGCTCGCGTCAGGCCAGCCCAGCCCATGTATACTTGCATCTGCACCCAGTGTTGCGGCTTGGCCTCCTTTACTCCTTTTTTTGTCATCACGGCAAAACTCTTGGCGTTTGCGGTCTTAAATTCGAGCAAATGCGGCGTTTTAGGCGCTTCCGGCAAGCCCAGGGCAACACCGTCAAGACTGCCTGCAAAATGCCCACCAACGGCTTTATAACGCCACTGGTTGCCTTCTGCGTCCTTATCCCACACCTCAACACCTATGGCACGCAGATCCGCGATCAAGCGCGGTTCCTGGTGGTTGCCGCTGTCAAATAACCTGAGCATCCGGCCGTCGAAGTCTGCCGGCTTTGCCCAGCGGAATGACAGCCAAAGGTAGCGGTCGCATTCGTGGCCGATCTCGCTGGCACCAAGATGCGAGCGCCCCTGCCGGTCGGCGCTGGTTTCGTAGTGCCGGAATATTGCGGTTCTGGTGCTGTTCTGTGGCTCTGGTATCTCTGCCATACATCCTCCGATGACGCCGGGGCGTTGCCGCCCCAGCGGGTTAATTACTTTTTAGACCAGGGCGCTGCCGGTGCCACTTTGCCAGTCGCAAAGCCTGCGGGTGCTGCCGATTTAGCTGCTGCCGGTTTCGGCGCCGGTGCGCCTGTGGCCGTTGAGTAGCCCTTAATGCGGTTTGTCATCTGGCCTGACACGGGATTATTTTCCTGCACCACATCCACCGTCAGGGGGATATTGTGCAATTCCTCGCTGTCGCCGGGTTCGAGCACGCCGACACAGTGACAGATGGCGCTCAACTCGCGCTCTGCGATCTGGACCGCGGTCGCGTTGGGGTTGACCAGGTTGAGGCGGGTCCAGAGTTTCCGGCCGCTGTGCTTGGTGTCGCCGATCACTTCCATGGTCAACATCAAATACTCGCCTGTCCCGGCTTTAGTGTCTTTCATTTCGCTGTCTGTGATGATCACCTCGTAGCGGCCGGCGGGGAGTGCGTCAAAACTCTGTTGCGGTTCGATGTTTGCGGCGTTGAAATTATTAAGTGAGGCCATGATTATTTTCCTTTTGATGGTTTGATTGTTTCGGTTGTGGTCGTCATTGCGTCTGCCAAAGCTGACCAGTCCAACGGCAGTGAATCGGGTAATGAGTATCTGTTTTTGGCAAGGTAGGCCGGTTTCTCACTGGTATATAACAGGCGCTCGCCGGTGCTGATGCCGCGGCTTACTTTGTTGTTGAAGCCCACATCGCTAGATTTCACGATCGTCTTGTAATTGGCAAACCCAACCACATCGCACCATTCCTGCACGAGTGCGCTGCTGCGGGCTTGCAGCTTAGGCTGGTATCTTTCATAAGGCTCAACTTCTGGCGAGTCAAACCGCTTGATCTCACAGTGGGCGAGCAGGATGCTGGCCATGCCTTTGCTACGCAGGGCGGTCAGATCGTCTAACACTTTGCGCCAGAGATCCGCGGCGATCACCGCCCCTTTGCCATAGGCCAGATCTTTCGCTTCATACTGGCCGTTGATCTGTTCCCAGATCAAGTTATCCAGCCAATCCAAACTGTCGATGACGACGGTCTGGAAATCGTGCTCGCCTTGCAGTGATTTGAGTGCATCCTGCACGTCTGCGAACTTGGTCGCCAGCGGGAAATGATCCGCTTCGAGGCGCCCGAGGCCGTCCTCTGTCAGGATGAATATCGGGTTTGGTGCGCTGGCGCCGAACGTCGTTTTGCCGAGGCCATGCGGTCCATACACCATAATGCGGGGCGGCTGGATTGCCGTGTTGCGGCTTACTGATTGCAGGTTAATTGCCATGATTCCTCCGTTAATTTAATGAGAACAGTAAAACAACAAAAATCCATAATGATGCGAAAGTCACTAACCCTAAAACACAATCAAGAATAATCTGTTTCATATTTGCCCCCGATCATCACAAATGTCTTGCGCCATTTCTTCGACGCAATCCGAATCTTCCAAATGCTTTTTAAGCATTGCCTGCACTTGGTCGTAAAGGCGCTCAATGCGGGCTTCAAGGGCGGGCTTGTTTGTGCCGAGGGCGGCGACAACGAGCTCGTATGCAAAGCTGCTGTCCAATTCCTCAGTGACAAATTCATACAGATCAACTTCGGTGCGGCCGAGCTGCGGGAATTTGCCGGTGTCGAGAATTTCATCAACGATCACATCCAATGCTTCGGCGCGGTTGTCGTCTGTGATTTCGCAGGCTTGACGATTAAGAGGATAACAACGCTTGCAATCTTCTGCACCGCACATACAGCGTTCGGCGCTCATGCTGCCACCGCCAGTTCGACTTTTTGCACAGAGAATTGCGCGGTGAATTTTGACACTGCAATGTCCCGTTGGGCGGGTGTCAGGATCAATTGATCTTTGCTTGCATTACCCCAGTTGTCGATTTTGTTTGCAGCAATCAAAAACCACGCAGACGATCCGCGCTCGATCGTGTAAGTGTTAACGATGCGGCTATATTTGTAAGACGACGGAACGTTACCGCCTGACATGCCAGATGCTTTTGCACCGTTGCGGTCTTTTTTGGCAATGTCGAATTTTTCAAGCTGCAATTCGCTTGATTCGGCGAGATCGAAAATGTGTTTGTGAAAAGCCGTGTGCGACCACGACTTGCCGTTGATCTCGCCTAGCAAGATGTTGATGGCGCGGCGGTTTGCTTCTGTGATTTTGATTCTCATTTTCATTCCTTTCGGTTGGTGGGTTGGGTGCGCCCCCGAAGGGGCGAGGAGTTTTTACAGTGAGAAGCCAGCGGTGCGAAGAATCTCGCGGCGCAGCCACACGCTCTTGGCATCAGCGGCGTTACGCAACGCTCGCACTTGCGCCATGTCTTGTTCAAATTTTTCTGATTGTCCGAGCATGATCCATGCTGTCAATGCTGACTTTGCAAACGCTTCGATTTGGTCAGCGATCGTGGTCAATTCTGATTTTTTTACTGAGTAGAGCTTCATTTTTATTTCCTTTCGGTTGGTCGGTTGGTTGCTGCGATGTGTGAATAATATAGACCTGTTTACAGCCTGTCAACAATATTTCGCAATTATTTTTATTTAGTGTAATATTGCCAGACCGTAAACTAACGAGGATTGCCATGTATCTCACAGTCACAGACGCCGCCAAGCGGCTAAAAGTCAGCCGACAATGGACTACAACGCTGATAAATCAAGGAAAAATAGCCACAACCATCCTCGCCGGTCGGCGGGTGGTCATCGCTGACAAGACATTCCAGGCGATGGAAAAAGGGCGCCGGAAGGCGGGGAAATGAATTATTTGTCAGTTTGTAGTGGAATTGAGGCGGCCACAGTGGGCTGGCATTCTTTAGGCTGGAAACCTGTTGCCTTTTCTGAGATTGAAAAATTCCCATGTTCTGCATTGGCGCACCATTATCATGATGTGCCTAACTGGGGAGATATGACTAAATTTAAGGAGTGGCCAAATGCTTGTGTATGCAGGGAATTGGGACACGCCGAAAAAGGGGAGAGCGGAACGAGTTCATCGATGGAAGTTGCTAGACGACGCAATTCCAACGCTAACCAGAACGGCAGGAAGCGGATCGACGAACGACGCAGTATTGGTGGTTTATGCGGAACAGTTAAAGGAGTTTGCAATGAATGCGGAGGCACAATTGTCGATGTTCTCGTCGGAGGAACCCCCTGCCAATCTTTCAGTGTCGCAGGACTCAGAAAAGGATTGGCAGACCCGCGTGGCAACCTCATGCTTACGTATCTTGCCATTGCTGCAAAGTATAGCCCCGAGTGGTTGGTTTGGGAAAACGTGCCCGGCGTCTTGTCCAGTAACGGAGGACGAGATTTTGCCAGCCTCCTTCGAGGGATGGGGCAACTCGGGTATGGGTTCGCCTACCGAATTCTTGACGCTCAACACTTTGGAGTTCCCCAGCGACGCCGTCGCGTGTTCGTTGTCGGATGTCTTGGAGGTTGGCAACGTGCCGCAGCGGTTCTTTTTGAGCGCCACAGCTTGCAAAGGCATACTGCGCCGCGCAGAGAAGCGGGGGAAAAAATTGCCGGAACAATTGCAAGCCTCTTTGGAACAGGTGGCGCAGACTACGATACAAAAGAACTGATCGGAGGGATTGATTACGAGAACAACGGTCATGGCCCTACTGGCCCTACTGACCCTTTGCTGAAAGGTTCGCCGACCGGTGGCGGCAGACCGTTACCTGCTATTGTTCAAGCTCACCGTCAGGTTGCGTTTGGCGAATACGTTAACGATGACACGGCTTCGGCGATGAAGATGCGTGATTACAAAGATGCAACTGATCTTGTGACGCACTCCCTTCGCGGTGAAGGCTTTGACGCCAGCGAGGACGGAACGGGGAGAGGGACGCCGTTGGTGCCGGTGGCGTATTCAATCCTCGGCAACGCCATTGGTCGCCAGGACCATAACGGCCCGAACGGGCATTGTATTTCGGAAGAAGTAGCACCGACTCTGGACAAAACTGCGGTGCATGGCGTGGCAACTACTTTTAGGGCAAAGGCATCTTTTGATCTTGGGGTTGGGATTGATGTTAGCGGCACGTTAGAGGCCATTAATCCGACTGCCGTGGTTGCTGCTTTTAAGGGTAATCAAGGCAGTGCGGCTGGCAGCATTGGTTACAGCGAGCACGTTGCTCCTACATTATCAAATAACACACCAACCCTAATGCAGACAATGCAAGTGCGCCGCCTTACTCCTCGCGAGTGTGAACGCTTGCAAGGGTTCCCTGATGATTACACTTTAGTGCCGCACAACGGAAAAATAGCCGCTGATGGGCCGCGCTACAAGGCACTTGGCAACAGCATGGCGGTGCCAGTAATGGCATGGATCGGTAAACGAATTCAACAAGTGGAGGAAATAACATGCACCACAAAGCGAAAATACCATTCAGCATAGTGCAGGAAGCTAGGCACCAGCGGCAGCGGTTCGGCAGGGCATACTCGGTCATCGCGGCGTTTTACGATGTGTCAATGTGGACCGTTCGAGACTGGTGCGAGTATCGGACGAGGGTGGCGAGATGAACGTCAAAAACGCCATCAGACCTGAAAACATGGTCTGCCCAAGCTGCGGCTGCAAGAACTTCCAGACGGTCGAACGGGCGGCTGGGCAGTCGTTTGTCTGCAAGGACTGTCGCAAGACTTACAAGCGAAAATCAACTAGTGGATCCGGCGTTATTGCGGGGCCGGTTTATTATCGGACTCAAGAGCTATGAACCGAGGGGATAGCATGACAGACACAGAGAAAGGCGCTGCAAAAGCCAGCGTCAAGAACAGCGAATTCCTGCAACTGCTCTATGCCGGTATTCCAGAGAAGTCTAGCCTGTGGGTTACCTCGTTCTACGGCAATCCTGATTTGACGGACAGCGGCAACTGGTTTGGGCGCCCATATCGCCCCGACAAGCACGCGCTGGTCGACTCAATGGTCACCGTAAATTCCTATTTCTCGGTGGCCGCACTCTCGCCGACCGCAGACGGGGAAGTGCGGCGCCGGAAGGCGAACTTTGAACAGATACTGGTCCTGGTCGCCGACGATGCGCTGATCGACGACATAAAAGGCACTGTGTCGTATGTGCTCAACACGTCACCCGGCAAAGCGCAGATCGGCATCTTTATCGACAAGGATGATCCTGACGCTAAAAACCGCAATCTGGTCGACTCGATCGTCACGCGCATGGCCGAGAACGGTTTGCTGCGAGCTGACGCCAGCGGGAACAACAGTGTGCGTTATGTGCGCCTGCCGGTAGGTCAGAATCAGAAACCGCGGGAAACGGGGCCGTGGGATCACCAGCTTGCAGTCTGGAACGCCGACTGCGTGCTCTCACTGGCCGATGCCGCGGCAGTATTCGGGATTGATGTGGACGAGCTGCGGAAGATCAAAGAGGCGGCGCCGGCCGACAGCAAAAGCTCAATCTACGATGGCCAGGCCGATCTGCTGCGTCTGACGGCCAGCAATATCGTGCGCGGCGAGCGGTTGCACGAATCTATCAACGAGATGGCGTTTAGCCTGGTTGCCTGCGGCACACACCCCGGCACCGTGGTGAGCACGCTGCGCGGGTTGATGGAATCGTCACTGGTGGCGAAGGATGAACGCTGGAAAGCACGATACGACGATATCCCGCGCTCGGTGACGACGGCGGTGGAGAAACTGAAGGATGATAAAACGCTGGAAGTCACGCCGCAAAATCACCCGTTTGCAAATTTCTTGCCCTATGCGCTGGGCGATTTAGAACCCGACGAATTTATATTCGACGACATTCTGATCGCTGGCGTAACCCTGCTGGCCGGGTTCACAGGTATCGGCAAGACCACCGCGCTGGTGCCGTTGATGACTAAGGCGGCGCATTTGTGCGCGGCCGACGACGGGCTAAAGCCACTGCTACGCCGCAAGGTGATTTATGTGTCAGAAGATCCTAAGCAGGTCGTGCGGGTTCTAACCTCGATGCGGGTGGCCGGTGAGCTAACAGCCAGCGACGCAGAAATCAGCGAATGGTTCAAGATCGTGCCTGCCAAACGCATGGATGCGGCGTCCATCGTAAAAGTGCGGGAAATCTACGAAGCGATGGTCTATCGTAATAACTCCGCAAAATCGGGGTTTTTTTACGATGCGCTGCCGATCGTGGTGCTGGATACCAGTAATGCGACCATTGAGCTGGAAAATGAATCTGACAACTCAGAAGTCGGGAAAGCGGTTTCAACACTCAAAAGCGAGCTGGGTGGGATCCCGCTTATTATTGTGGCGCATTTAGCCAAGACGCTTAAAAAGGCCGATATCAGCGACATGACCAGCCGCGGTGCCGGTGCTTGGGAAGGCGACGTTAATCAAGTGCTCTACATGACAAAAGAGGATGACGGCGCCCGGTGGCTGGACGTTGCCCAGGCCAAGCACCGGTTTGTTACCAAAGCCGACGGCATTGTGTTTCGCGCAGTCGCATCAGAAATAAAGGGTCGGGATGTGCTCGGAAACGAAAAAGACCTGTTTTTGATGCACTGTCGGCCGGAAATGGTGCAGAAGGGCGGTCGGGAGGCTATGCAGGAACAGTCAAAACAGGCCGCTGCGCGTAATAAAGAGATCGCCGAGCAGATGGTTAAGGTCAGCAGGAAAAAGCGCGTGACGGCCATTCTGGACGCGCTGGCGGTCGGGGAATACAAAACCAAGAGCGAGCTGTCAAAAGACATGGGCGGCAGAAAGGATAATAACCTTGAGCTGATCGACCAGATGGTCAGCGATGGCTTAATCGAGCAGTTTGTGCCTGCCGCCAAGCGCGATAAGAATCATAATAACGGCTATCGGCTGACCAAGAACGGGGCGCAGGAATACGGTAATTTAAGTAATGGCGTTTAGGGAACCGCATGTAACCGAGTGCCTATTTTTTAAGCAGTTGTATGCGGTTCCCGTACATGCGGTTTCCCTTAAGGGTAAAAACCTCGGGAACCGCATCTTTGTTGATGCAGTTCCCAATTCACCCGATGTTCTGGGAACCACATGAAACCGCATGAAACCGCATGAACACTTTTAGGGGTAAGACATGACACCAACCCAACGCAGTCTGGCCGCTCTCCGCGAACTCGGTTATCTGGTCGAAGTCGTCGAAAAATGGAATTCGTTTACCCGAACGCGTAAGGATCTTTGGGGCTGGGCCGATCTGCTGGCCATCCGGCGCGGCGAGGTGCTCGCGGTCCAAGTCACCAGCGAGGGCGTGGCCAACAGGGTCAAAAAGGTTACGGACTCGGAAACCATCGCCCGGGTGCGCGAGGCTGGGGTTCGGGTCGAGGTTCACGGTTGGCGTAAGAACGTAAAAGGGCGCTACGTGCAGCGAATTGTCGATTTATCCTAAATTTTTGACTTGCACGCGAAATTATTGTGCACTAAACTGGCTGGGCGCTGATCTCCTCCGTGAAGCGCATCCCTACCCGCTAAACGGCGACTTGAGCGATGCGGGCGCTCACCCGGCGGTCGCCGTTGCCTTACGAAAGGGCGCTTGATGGATCATCAGAAGAACGCCGCGCTGTTTGTGTCTGTGCTGTTTCATAGCGGCACGAACGCCCATTTCATGCACTTGCAGACGAAAAGCTACAGCGAGCACAAGGCGCTTCAGAAATACTATGAAGGCATCGTTGACATTGTGGACCGCTGGGCTGAGGCGTTTCAAGGTTGCTACGATGTGATCGAAACGTATCCGGCCGATTTTCATATTGCCAAGTCACCGCTGAAATATCTGGAACAGATTAAAAATTTTGTGGACTCGATCCGCAAAGTGCTGCCGGACGACACGCAACTTCAGAACATTATCGACGAAACATCTGAGCTGATTGACTCGACGATTTACAAGCTGAAGGTATTGAAGTAATGGCCGACATTGAGAAACTGGTCGCCGCATTGATGGCATCAGAAAATCAAGATCGCGCAATGAAAATGCGGATTCAAGGCGGCGGCGGCTATGACAATGCTCGCGGCGCCAGCTTGTTAAGTGGTGGTGGTCGGGCAACGCTCGATATTCCGGTTTCTGATCGGTTGACGGTATCGCCGTGGTTTGGCGGTGGTGGGGCAACAGGTAAAGTGCCGACACCGCAAGGCGACTTCAAGATCAACAAATTCGATCCGCAGTTTGGGGTCGGATTAAATTACAAGTTTGATTGATATGCCTTCCAGCTCACCAGCTCAAACCCGCATGATGGCCGCGGCCGCGCATGATTCGAAGTTTGCGAAACGGGTCGGCGTGCCGGTTTCTGTGGCGCAAGATTTCAACCAGGCGGATAAGGGCAAGAAGCTGGCCGAAGCGATGAAGCGGATGCCTAATCGCAAAGAGTGATAAAGAGCGATTAAAACCAATGGCAAAAGGAATAAAAACTGGCGGCGGTAGTCGGCAAGGTAAGCCGAACAAAACGACGCAAGACGTGCGTGCCGCCATTGCTACGTTCGCATCAGCAAATGTAAGCGAGATGAGCACATGGCTTGAGCAGATCGAAGATCCGGCCAAAAAACTGGATCTTTTTTTGCGTGCTATTGAATATCACGTTCCCAAACTAGCGCGGTCCGAGGTCAGCGGGCCTGATGGCGGGCCACAGGTCGTTGAAGCTACTTGGCGGCTGGCCGAGTGAATATCGTTAAAGTCGAAATCCCATACGCGCCCAGACGGGCGTTTATGCCTTTTCATAACCGCACGCATCGCTGGGCCTGTTTGGTCGCACACCGGCGAGCCGGTAAGACCGTGGCCGCTATCAACGACATGATCCGCGCTGCCTTTACCAGCAAGGATCAGATGCCGCTTTACGGTTACGTGGCGCCGTATCGGTCGCAAGCTAAATCAGTCGTTTGGGATTACTTGAAACACTACAGCCGGCCGATCAGCAAGGATGCCAACGAAGCAGAATTAACGGTCACGCTGTTGAACAACAGCAAGATCCGGCTATTCGGCGCCGACAATGCAGATGCAATGCGCGGGCTAGGTTTCTCTGGCGTTTACTTGGATGAATTCGGCGACTTCAAGCCGTCGGTTTGGGGTAACGTGGTCCGGCCAGCGCTCAGTGACAAACAAGGTTGGTGCGTGTTTGGGGGCACGCCGAAGGGCAAAAACCAGTTTTACGATATACGCCAAACCGCCGCCAAGCAGAAAGATGACTGGTTCCTGCTTGAGCTGCCGGCCAGCAAGTCAGGTTTGTTACCTGCCACCGAGCTGGATGCTGCCCGATCGCAACTCTCAAAGGACCAGTTTGACCAAGAATATGAGTGCTCATTTGAGGCCGCGATCCTCGGCGCCTTTTACGGCGTCGAGATGCGCGAAGCAACCGACACCGGCCGCATCACCCGGGTGGACTACCAGCCAGAGGTGCCTGTGCATACCGCATGGGATTTGGGTTACCGTGACGATACAGCGATCTGGTTCTATCAGGTCATCCGCGGCGAGATCCATGTCATTGACTATTACGCTGTCAGCGGCGCCAACATCGCTGAGCTGGCCGCGGTCATCACCGGCAAGCCCTATCGCTACGGCAAGCACTACCTGCCGCACGACGCCCGCGCCAAGACGCTGGCCGCAAGTGGCAAAAGCGTGATTGAGCAGATGGCCGAGCATCTCGGCATCAACAACATGGCGATCGTGCCCGATTTAGGCGTGCAGGACGGCATCCAGGCGGTCAGGATGATGCTGCCGTATACCTGGTTCGACGAGGACCGGTGCAGTGAGGGCATCGAGGCGCTGCGTCAGTATCAGCGCGAGTACGACGAGGACAAGAAGGCGTTTAGGCAAACGCCTCGGCACGATTGGTGCTCGCACCCGGCAGACGCAATGCGAATGCTGGCCATTGCATGGCGAGCCGAACCGACTGTGAAGCCGCCGGATCGGATCAAACCGTTGATGGTTGGACCTGAAAACACAGTAACGCTCAACGATATGTGGTCAACAATGAAAACAACTAGGAGTGGCAGATTATGAGTGGCGTCAACAATCCGTATTCGTATTTCTACGAAACCGTTGCAGCATCGCAAACCGCGCAGGTATTGGGCACCACTGGCGCCAAGGGCGACTATTTGCACCGGCTGATCATCACTGTGACGGCCGCAGCAACCAGCACTGTAACGCTGATCGACAACGCGACTAGCATCGTGATCGTGGCCGCAACGACGCCTGTCGGCATTTACAGCATTGAATTCAATGCGGCGTCACTGTCAGGCGCGTGGAAGGTCACGACCGGCGCCGGCGCAACTGTGATTGCTGTGGGCAACTTTACGCCATGAACAAACCTGGGCTTTATGCCAACATTTTAGCAAAGCAAGAACGCATCAAAGCGGGATCTGGCGAGCGTATGCGTAAGCCGGGCACGCCTGGTGCGCCGACTGCTGCCGCTTTCAAAGAATCAGCAAAGACCGTAAAGCCTGAGAATAAAAAATGACAGCCGCTTGGACGCGCAAAGAGGGCAAGAACGCTGCTGGTGGACTCAACGCCAAAGGCCGAGCCTCTTACAAAGCCGAAACAGGCGGCACGCTCAAAGCGCCTGTAAAGGCCGGCGACAACCCGCGGCGTGCCAGTTTCCTTGCCCGCATGGGCGGTATGCCGGGTCCGATGGAGAAGAACGGCGAGCCGACACGCTTGGCGCTTGCACTCAAAGCATGGGGCGCATCTAGCAAAGCAGACGCCAAGAGCAAAGCCGCAGCAATATCAGGAAGGAATAAATAATGGCCGACGCCAACAGACTGGCGGCTGCGCTGCGATACCAGCAGCAAATGGATGACGCGCTTCCGATGGAGGGCCGCGCAACTTTTTTGCCTTTTCGTGACACATTGCCTGGTTCCGTAATGAATAAAGGAGAATTTGCATTGCCGGGTATTGTTGCTGGCGCTATAAATGCAATAACGGCACCGCGGCGAGCTATGCAAGGCGGTTATGAAACAGATGAAGCCGGCAACATAACGCCAAAATTCAATGCGCCCGAGGAAGCAATGAATGTTGCGGGCAATTTGATGGGCGGCGGCATGGCAATTGGTAGGGCGCCAGCAGGTTCATTAGGAATGAACGTAACAAGAGCAGGAAGAATTCCAGAAACCGCTTCTGACGTTTCAAAACTTGCTGATTTGCTTGAAAAAAGAGCAGCATCAGCAGGCATTGAAATGGCAACAGACAAAAGCAGGATAAGTCCGTCTAGATACATTGAATTTACAAAACCTGACGGCGAACCGTATAAAGTTCGGATAAGCAACCATTTAGATGTTCATAAAGGCAACAATATAAGCGTTGATCCTCATTCAATGAATACATTTGAAGAAGCAATTTCTTTGCTTAAAGAAAATGGGATTCCTATTCCCGATAGAAAAATTATAGACAGGTCTTTGAATAACCAAACAAATAAAGCGTGGCTTTGGTCACAATTTCAAAGCAAAGAAAAACCATTTTATAAACTTGGAAGTCAAGAATATAGAGAGGCAAGTGATTACGTAAATACGCTTTATGATAAACAAAAAAATAAAACGCTTACTAAACAAGACATAGATAAATTTTATGCAATATATCGCAATAAAAGCGCAGAGGAAAAGTAATGGAACACACTGCAACCGGCGTGCAAAAATACTTGAATATCGTTAGCCAATACGACAACGAATTCAAGAAATGGGAAGCGCGGGCAGAGAAAATCGTCAAACGTTATCGTGACGACAACCGCAGCTCACACACGAACGAAACCGCAAAATTCAACATTTTGTGGTCGAACGTGCAGACGTTGATTCCTGCCGTTTACGCCAAGCTGCCGAAAGCGAGCGCCGAGCGCAGGTTTGGGGATAACGATCCTGTCGGCCGCGTGGCGAGCGAAATCATTGAGCGTGCGCTTGATTACGAGATCGAGCACTATCCTGACTTTCGCGCCACAATGCGCTATGCCGTTGAGGATCGCTTCCTCGGAGGCCGCGGCACCGCCTGGGTGCGCTACGAACCGCACGTTCGCACACTTGACACACCCGAAGATGGTTTGCAGGTTACAGAGGACATAGACGATGAGCCAGCAGAAACCCCCGAAGGCGCCGAGAATCCCGAGAACCAGGACTACACCGCAGGCGAAACCGAGCCGCAAGAAGAAATCGAATACGAGTGCGCCCCCACCGATTACGTTCACTGGAAAGATTTTGGCCATTCTGTTGCGCGCACTTGGGAGGAAGTAACCTGCGTTTGGCGTTGGGTCTACATGACACGCGAGGCGCTCACAGAGCGATTCGGCGAAAAGATGTCAAAAAAGATTCCGTTAGATTCAGGACCAGAAACGCTCAAGACTTATGGCCAAAGCAATAAAGAGCGCACCCGCGCCAAGATTTGCGAGCTGTGGGATAAAGAAACCGGCAAGGTTTACTGGTTCACGAAAAACTACGCCGAGCTGATCGACGAGCGCGACGATCCTCTTGAGCTTGAGGGCTTTTTCCCTTGCAGCAAACCGCTCTACAGCACCACGACCAGCGACACGCTGATTCCGGTGCCGGACTTCGTGCTTTATCAGGACCAGGCCAACGAGCTGGATATTTTGTCAGACCGTATTGACGGACTGGTTAAAGCACTGCGGATTCGTGGTGTCTATGACGCCAGCCAGCCTGCGCTGCAACGCCTGTTGACTGAGGGCGATAACAACACGCTGATCCCAGTCGATAAATGGATGCAATTTAGCGAGAAAGGCGGGCTTAAGGGCGCCATCGACATTTTGCCAATTGACGAGCTGGCTAATGCGCTCTTGAACTGTTACCGGGCACGCACCGAGATCAAGGCGCAGATTTACGAGATCACCGGAATTTCCGACATTATCCGCGGCGCCTCGGCAGCATCAGAAACCGCAACCGCGCAACAGATCAAAGGCCAATACGCCGGCCTGCGCCTGCGCTCGATGCAGGAAGAGGTCGCGCTGTTTGCCAGCGAGCTGATTCGGCTAAAAGCGCAGGTCATGTGCAGCAAATTCCAACCGCAAACGATCTTGGCCTATGCCGCTGCCGGTCAGATGAGCCAGCCGGACCAGCAGATGATCCCGCAAGCAATGCAACTGATGCAGGACAATCCGCTGCGGAACTTCCGCATCGAGGTCGATGCCGACAGCCTGGTGCAGCTGGATGAGCAACAGAACAAGCGCGATCGCGTGGAATTCCTGACCGCATTCGGTGGATTTATGAAAGAAGCATTGCCGGTCGGCCAGCAATCGCCTGAGATGGTGCCGATGCTGGTTGAGCTGATTAAATTCGGCATCGGTGGATTCAAACAGGCCAAACCGATCGAGGGCGTGCTCGATGTGGCGCTTGAGCAGATGAAACAAAAACAACAGCAATCTGCCGGCCAGCCGCCGCAGCCCAGCCCTGAGATGATCAAAATGCAGGCTGACACGCAATCCGCCCAAGCGAAAGCGCAGGCCGAAATGCAGATCGAGCAAATGAAGATGCAGCACGCCGCGCAGCTTGAACAACAAAAGCTGCAATTCGAGGGCCAGCTCAAAGCAGCCGAGCTGAAAGCGGCGCACGAGCGCACCGAGCTAGAAGCAGCGACCAAGATCATGGTGGCAAGGATCGGCGCAAACCCGGGTCTGGATATACCGTTGATCGAAGCGCAACAGGCGGCAAGCGAAAAGGTTAGCGCCGAGCTAGGCGATAACGTGAAAATGGCCATTGATCACATGGCGCAGATGCACGAAAACATGGCAAACATGCATGGCGAAACCATGAACCGGATTGGCGGCGTGATGCAGACCTTGGCGGCACCTAAACGCATCGTGCGCGGGCCTGACGGCAAAGCAGTCGGCGTGGAGGTGGCAGCATGATCGTCACCACGACTAAAGGCGACATGGACGATTCACTGCTCGAAAAACGAGAGGGATCGGTCAACAACGACAACGAGAGCACGACATGGGTTGAATACTGGCTGGCCGATGAGCTGGTGCACAGATCCGCGCATGTCAGATTGAAAAAACCGATGGTTTCAACATCCGAGGCGGGGAGTTTCAAAAATGGCTAACACGCAAGCAATGTGCACTAGTTTCAAAACAGAAATCCTCTCCGGCATCCACGCGCTGGGAACGACTGTTATTCGGGCCGGAACGGGGGCAGACACCTTAAAAGCTGCGCTGTATCTGGCAAGTGCTACTGTAAACGCTGCCACGACTGCATACAGCGCCACTGGCGAGGTTTCTGGCGCTGGTTATAGTGCCGGTGGGGTCACAGCGACAAACGCCACAGCGCCCACCTCAAGCGGAACTACAGCCTACTGGACGCCGAGCGCGAGTTTTACATACACGACCGTCACGCTCACCACTTCATTTGATTGCGTGCTTGTATACAACAGCACTCAATCCAACAAAGCAATCAGCGTGCACACTTTCGGCGCCCAAACGATCACCGCGGGAACTATCGTGTTAAGCATGCCGACGAATGACAGCACTAATGCACTTATCCGCATTGCCTAATTCATGGCACAGGGCGCATGGGATACCGGCACCTGGGATGCTGCTTTATGGGATTCCCTGCCCATCACCGGCAATTCTGTTACAGGATCGCCGGGTAGTGTCGGCGTTGCCGCAACTGTTTTACTTACGGGGAACGCCGCAACCGGCGCAGCCGGTACCGTTACGGCCGCCGCGACCATTCCGATTACCGGAACCGGCGCCACGACGGCCGTCGGCACAGTCGGCGCGACCGTTACCATCGCGCTATCCGGCGTGCAGGCAACGGGTCAGGTTGGCAGCGAGGGCGAAGCTACAACGGTTCCTGTTACAGGCGCCGAGGCAACCGGCGCCGCGGGCACTGTTGGCCTGGTCATCACGGTTTCACTGTCTGGAAATGACGCAACCGGATCAGCCGGCACTGTTACGCCGAGCGCACCGCCGCCCATCGTCATCATTGACGACACGCACGACGGCCGGCGCTTTAAAGAGCAGCTCGAACGCGAGCGCAAACTCAGAGAAAAGAAAAAACAGGCAATCCTTGATGCTTTTGAGCGCATTGTCGAAGGCCGGCCAGAGATCGCCGAGGAAATCGCCGCGCCTTATGTCGTCACGCAACCAAAGGCCAAGTCGGCGCCCACTGGTCCAACAATCAATTATGACGCGCTGTTTGCCGATTTGGACCGCGTGCAGCGGATCTGGGATACACACCTTGAACTTGACGACGAGGACGTTTTGACACTGCTATGAGAAAACAATACGTGCAAATCAATGGCGAGCTGATCGAGAAGATCGATTACTACACAGATCCGCTGGCGCCGATCGTGATGCCCGACATTCAGCCGTATCAGTCGATGGCAGACGGCAGCATGATCACCAGCCGCAGCCAGCACCGCGAGCACTTGCGGGCGCATAACTGCATTGAGATTGGCAACGAAAGCATGGAAACCAAAGTCGCACCTCCAAAAGACAGCCGGCGCGAGATCCTGCGGGCGCAGCTCGCCAATATGACGCACGACCAGGCTAATAAAATGCTTGCCAAAGCGCGAGATGATTTACGTTTCACCCGTCGTTAAACCATAACCCCCACAGGGAGAAGCAAATGTCAGACCTGAACGAGATAGTGCCAGTCGAAAACGCAGACGCACGCCGCGAGCTGCTTTCAGCGCAGTTTGATGAGGTTGAGGCCGCAGCGCCTGAACCTGAAAGAGCGCAACCCGCGCAGGCCGAAAAGCCGCGGGATGAGGTCGGCAAGTTTGCGAAAGCAACCGCCGCCGCACCGACTGAGGAAAAGACTGAAGAAGATCCGGTCTGGCGCCGCCCGCCGGCAAGCTGGAAAAAGGACTATCACGAGACTTGGAATCTGGCAGACGACAAGCTGAAACAATACGCTTGGCAACGCGAAAGCGAAATGAAAGCCGGTGTCGAGCCGCTGATTAGCAAAGCCCAGTTTGCAGACCAGATGCAGGAGGTTTTGAACCCCTACATGAATACCATTCAGGGTTTGGGCATTGACGCGCCGAAAGCAGTTAAGGCACTGATGGAGGCCGATCACGCACTGAGATACAGCAATCCGCAAGAGAAACGGCAGTATTTTGCTAGACTGGCGCAATCGTACGGTGTAAATTTGAACGAAATGGGTAACGACCTGCCACAACAGGCCGTTGATCCGACGATCTACGCACTTCAAAACGAGCTTAATAACGTTCGCGGAGAAGTGATGGGATGGAAACAGCAGCAAGAGCAACAGCAGAATCAAGCCTTACTTGGCGAAATCAACAATTTCAGCCAGAAGGCCGAACACTTCGAGGAAGCACGCCCAGCCATGATCCAGCTTCTACAAAGCGGCATGGCAACGGATCTCGATGACGCGTACGAAAAAGCAATACGCTTAAACCCCGAACTTTTTGATGCTGTCCAAAGTGGCCGACAAGCCGAAGTGGATGCGGCGAAAAGGGCAGCAGCTAATACTGCGGCGAAGCGGGCAAGGGCGGCAGCGGTATCCGTGAAAGGTTCCACACCCGGCACCGTTACAAATACCAAAGCGCAAGATCGCCGGTCGTTGCTTGCCGAACAATTCGACAACATAAGCGACCGACTCTGATAATTTTCTAAGGAGCTTTTATTATGGCTTTTGCCAATAGCTCGATCAGCGACATCATTGCGACCAACATTCAAAGTCGTAGCGGTGAGCTGGCCGACAACGTAACAAACAACAATGCGCTTCTGCGCCGCCTCAAAGAGCGCGGTAACGTGAAAACGTTTTCCGGTGGTAACGTAATCTTGCAAGAGGTTATGTATAACGACAGCACGACCAATAACACGAATTCTTATTCGGGTTACGAAGTGCTTAACGTTTCACAAAACAGCCCGATCAGTGCGGCGCAATACGGCATCACGCAATACGCTGCTGCTGTTTCGATCAGCGGTTTGGAGATGATTCAAAACAGCGGCAAGGAAGCGATCATCGACCTGCTCGATGGCCGTATGAACGTTGCTGAAGCGCAACTGGCCAACCGTATCGGTTCGGATATTTATCTGGACGGAACCGGCAACTCGGGTAAGAACATCACCGGACTGGCAGCTGCTGTGCCGGATAGTCCGAGCACTGGTACGTATGGTGGCATCAACCGCGCTACGTTCTCGTTCTGGCGCTCGGTGGCTTATTCTGGTGTAACGAACGGTGGATCTGCTACGTCAGCCTCCAACATCCAGCAGTATATGGATTCAATCGCTGTGCAGCTGATTCGCGGAACCGACAAGCCGGATCTGATCGTTGCTGACAATAACTATTACCGTTTGTATCTGCAATCGTTGCAATCGATTCAGCGCATTTCTGATTCGGGTTCTTCGATGGCCGGTGCGGGCTTTGCTTCGCTGAAATATTACGGCGCTGGCATGGCTTCCGACGTTGTGCTTGACGGCGGTATTGGTTCAGCAGCGACGGCAAACCATATGTGGTTCTTGAACACAAAATACATTTTCTTCCGGCCGCACGTTGACCGGAATTTTGTGCCGATTGGCGGCGAACGGCAAGCCGTAAACCAAGACGCGATTGTTAAACTGATAGGCTGGGCTGGCAATATGTGCGCCAGCGGTCCGCAGTTTAGCGGCGTCTTGATCGCCTAAAGGAGATATTGACATGGCTTATACTTTTGACGACAACAAAGCCGGTTTGCTTCAGATTGCGGTCATCGACACGGGCGTTACTAGCCCGAGCGGTGTCTCATCTGGTAGCGCAACCGTTATCCCAACCCCGCCTAATACACTGGGTCAGGTCGAGCGCGCTTTCGATCCGACCTATGGCGCCGGTGAATTCATCCTGTTGGTGGGCGTTGCTTCCACTGCGGTTGGTTCGCTGGTGACGTATGATGGCACGACGTATCAGACGACTCTGTGCGCGACTACTAGTAACCAGGCTCGCCCGGTTGCTGTGGCAATGTCTGCTAATCTGGCCGGCACCTTTGGCTGGTATCAGATTGAAGGCACTGCAATTGTCACGAAAACCACTGGCGCAAAAGTCAACCCGACTGTTGCGATCGGTGTCGTTTCGACCGGCAAGGTTGGCGCTTCGGCGTCGGGTAAGGAAATTCTCGGCGCACGTTCTGCGAACGCCGCGACGGTTGCATCGGCTACCACTACGGTTGCCATTGTGATCAACCGCCCGCATCTGCAAGGCCGTATCACCTAAAGAAAGGAAAGCAGGCCAGACGACAATCTGGCCTGCAATCTCTATGGATATAGAAATAATCTGCAACACTAACGATGACGAATTATTCGCCAACGTTAAACTGAATTCTCGATCATGCGATCGCTGGATCGCGCAGGTTCCTGCTCACGATGGCCATGCTGTCATTGTTGGCGGTGGACCGTCTGTTGCTGACCAGCTCGACATGATCCGCAAACGGCACGCGCTGGGGCAAAAGATATTTGCTCTCAACGGCGCTGCCAAGTTTTTAAACAAGAACAATATCGTGCCGGAATACCAGGTCATTCTTGACGCTCGCCCCGGCAATATTGATCTAATCGGCAAAGCTGACGAATATTTGATTTCCAGCCAATGCCATCCAACATTGTTTGATGCCGTTGAAAACATCACCACTTGGCATCCGGCGGTTGATGGTTTGGACGCGCATTTGCCTGACTATGATGGCGAGTTTGCAATGGTTGGCGGCGGCACAACGGTTGGCCTGTCTGCGATGTGCTTGGCCTATACGATGGGCTACCGCAAGCTGCATCTGTTTGGCTATGACTGCTCGCACCGTAACGCGATGGGTCACGCTTATAAACAGTCTATGAACGACAGCGACGTGCTTTGCAAGGTCACGCTCAACGGCAAAGTGTTTACCAGCTCGCTGGCAATGGCGCGGCAGGCCGAACTGTTCCCGCAAGTTTCAGACAATCTCATTACTTTGGGCTGCATTATCACGATTGACGGCGACGGACTTATTAAGGAAGTGGTATCCGAAATGCGCCGCATTTCCCCCCCAATGAGCGAACCAATGGCCGAGGATGAGAAATACCGCAAAATGTGGTCAATTCCGGCTTATCGTGACACTGCACCAGGCGAATTGATTGCCGAAACCTTTGTTAAGGTCGCCAATATCACAAAAGAGCAAAAAGTGGTAGATTTTGGTTGCGGAACAGGTCGCGGAAGTAAGAAAATACACGAATTGACCGGCGCCACAATGCAGATGGTCGACTTCAGCAACAATTGCCTGGACTCGAATGTGACGTTTCCCCTGCTCATCGCCGATCTGACAAAGCCCATCGCCGCCACTGGTGATGTGGGCTATTGCACAGACGTGATGGAACACATCGCGCCCGAGAACGTCGACACCGTTATTAAAAATATCATGGATTGCGTCGAATCGGCGTTTTTCCAGATAAGCCTTGTGCACGACAACATGGGTGCGTTGATCGGCCAGCACCTTCATTTGTCTGTCTTTCCCTATTCGTGGTGGGCAGATAAATTCAAGGAATACCGCATTCTCTGGTCAGATCAAGATGCAATTAACGCAGTCTTTTATGTAAAAAAGGAGATTTAAAAATGGGTATCCCTTCACGCGTTTTGGCTTCAGGTAATTCACCGCTTTCAACGACCAGCATCTGTGGCGACGGCGCCACTGCTCTGGTTGCTGCTGGCTCAACCGCAGCTGATGCGCTGCAACTGTCGGCCTGCTACAACTCAATCGGCACCGCTGCGGCGAGCACCGGCGTCAAACTGCCGCCAACCGAAGCGGGTGCGATGGTCGCTGTTTATAACGGCGGCGCGTCAACTCTGACCGTTTACCCGGCGACCGGCTCGACGATCAACGCCGCCGCGGCCAGCTTGTCGGTCACCGCGACGACTCGGGTTTTGTTTATCGCCACCTCGGCGACGACCTGGATCTCAATCGCTGGCGCGTAATGACAATCCCCTCGCGGGTTTTGGGTGCCGGTGCGTCATCATTAATGACCGTTGCCATTTGTGGCGACGGCGTGGATGGTTTGACTGCGACCGGTTCCACCCGCGCTGATGCGCTGCAACTGAATAAGATTTACAACTCGATTGATACGGCAACTGCTGGCACTGGCGTTTTGTTGCCGCCCACACAAATGGGCGCAACAATTTACATTGCCAATTCAGGCAATAGCACAATCAAGGTTTATCCGTACGAAACCGCAACAACGGTGAATCAAACTACATCGGCATCCATTCCCAAAGATCACACAAGTATATTTTTTGCGGTGACCAATGCCATGTGGTACAGCATCAACGGCACTAAAACTTAATCCCCACAGGAGAAATCAAAATGGCTTTAGATAGCGACATTTACAACGCAGATTCGCACCTTCACGTTGAATTTTATTTAAACGAGGACGGCGAATTTAAGGCAAATCCGAAAGAGTTTGTGCGGATCATTGTGCCGGGTGACAAAACCAATGTCGTTGACCAGCCTGTGCGGGAGGATCACAAAGAGCGTTTTCCTCGCCAATATCTTTACTGGAAGATGCAAAACACCGACGCTTCGGTGATCGGCACGCCGCTGTCACAGTGGCACGAAAATGCGCCTGAAGAATTTAATTCTCACCAGATGGCCGAGCTGCAAATCTTGAAATTCCAAACTGTCGAACAGATCGCCACTGCCACCGACGCGCAATTGCAGCGCATTGGCATGGGTGCGTCAGGACTGCGCGAAAAAGCGCGGCTGTATTTGACGAACAAGAACAAATCGCAAAACGATACTGAGCTGGAAGAAACTCGCGCCCAGCTCAAACAATTGCAGGAACAAATGGCGATGCTGATGGAAACCCGAAAGCCTGGGCGACCGCGCAAAGAGGCCGAAGCCGCCTAAGAAAGGTTGAATTATGTCGAGCACGATGTTGCAACTGGTGCAGCAGGTCACGAACGAACTCGGCGTCTCGACGCCGACGTATGTTGCGGGCAACACGAATCAGGACGTTACGCAGATTCTGGCGCTGATGAATGCAACCGGCTACGAGCTGCTGCGCCGGCACAACTGGCGTGCGATGACAAAGCAATACGGTTTTTATACTGAATATCTGACCACGACCGGCAACTGGACAACCGCGGCACGCACAATTACTGGGATTCCCAGCACCACCGGGTTAGATACCACCTATCAAGTGCAGGGCACCGGCATCAATCAGAACACGTATATTGTGTCGGTTGATAGCGCGACGCAGGTTACGGTTAATCAAGACTTTGCCGCGGCCGGTGGCACTGATGCCACTGCTTATTTCCAGAAGATCCGTTACGATCTGCCTAGCGATTATGAGGCACTTGTGCCGCGTACTATGTGGGATAAATCCAAGCATTGGGAGATGCTCGGGCCTGAGGACGCCCAGCAATGGGAATGGTTGCTCTCAGGCTATATCAGCACCGGCCCGCGGATTCGCTGGCGCTTGTTGGGCAAGTATTTCCAGATTTGGCCTGGTATGTCTACCGCAGAAAGCCTCGGGCTAGAATACCGCAGCAATGGCTGGGCAGAAGCGGCCGATGGCACTGTCAAGACCAGCTTTACAGTCGACACCGACACCACGATCTATCCAGATCGCCTGATGGTGCTCTCAACAAAACTCAAATACTTTGAAGCCAAAGGTTTTGATACCACCGCAATGTATCGAAACTATATTGAAGAACTTGAGGTTTCGATGGCGCTGGATATGTCGAGTGCTAATCTGAGCTTTGCGCCGCGCCCAGGCACTGTGTTGATCGGTTACGACAACATACCGGATTCTGGATATGGCCCGAACTAACGCGCTGGTCCAACATACCGCGGCTCGCGTGGCGTCGATTCCGGCGCCGGTGGGCGGCTGGAATGCCAGAGACTCCATCGCCAACATGGAACCGCTGGATGCGGTCCAACTGATTAACTTTTTCCCGACGGTCAGCAATTGCGTGTTGAGAGGCGGTTCAACGACCTGGGCAACCGGCATGACGGGGCAAGTGCAATCGATCATGGTCTACAACGGCGGCACGACCAGCAAGATGTTTGCGGCCGTGGCGACGCCGGATCTGAAGTTTTACGATGTGAGCACCGCAGGGGCGGCATCAGCAACAACTGTCACCGGCCTGACAAACGCAATTTGGGAATATATTAACGTCACCACGACCGGCGGCAGTTTTCTGTATGCCGTGAACGGCGTGGACAAACCGCGGTTGTACGATGGCACCAACTGGACCGCCATTGATGGCGGCTCAACGCCCGCCATCACCGGCGTGACGACGACGACGCTATCAAATGTTAATTTGTTTAAAAACCGTTTGTGGTTTATCCAGAAAGACACGCTCAAAGCATGGTATTTGCCGACGAGCGCAATCGGTGGAGCCGCGCAAGTGCTCGATCTGTCTGCCATTGCCAAATTCGGCGGGCATTTGGTGGATCTGGACACCTGGACCATTGACGCCGGCTATGGCGTTGACGACAACCTGGTATTTATCACATCAAACGGCGAGATTATTGTTTATCGCGGAACCGATCCGGCCAGCGAAGCCACTTGGGCGCTGTCCGGCGTCTGGAAGCTGGGCAGCCCGATTGGAAACCGCGCCATGCTGAAATGGGGCGGCGATCTGCTGATCTTGACGTATGACGGTCTGATGCCGCTGGCGCAGAGCTTGCAATCCTCTCGACTAGATCCTCGGGTGGCACTGTCAAATAAGATTCAAGGGGCCATCACGCAGGCCACAACGGCCTATGGCGGCGATCACGCCGCAGTCGGGTGGCAGGTCTACTACAACGCCAAAAGAAACGCTGTATGGATCAATGTGCCTGTTGATACAGGGTATCAAGAGCAGTATGTGATGAACACGATCACGACGAGCTGGTGCCAGTTTCAGAGCTGGCCGGCGAACTGCTGGGAAACTTACAACGATAATCCGTATTACGGCGGGAACGGCGTGGTGGTCAGGGCGTGGGATGATACTTATTCGGATAATGCGGCAAACATTACGACAAACGCCTTTCAAGCCTTCAATTACTTTGACAGCCGCGGCGTTAAAAAATACTTTACCCGGGCGCGACCGAGTATTTTTACGGACGGTGCTCCGGCGATATTTGTCGGAATAAACGTTGATTTCGATGTTGAAGATACGGCAGCGCCGCTGTCACTGGCCGGTGATTTGCCTGGTCTGTGGGATGTCGGAAAATGGGATCAATCAACCTGGGGATCTGGCTTGCAGATTACGAATAATTGGCAAGGCATCACCGGGCTGGGTTACTGCGGATCTATTCAGCTAAAAAGTGCCAGCACTGCGTGGCAAATTGAGTGGGCAAGCACAGACGTGGTTTATCAGGCCGGATGGGCAGGCATATAGTCTCAGGGCCGGAAGTCGGCCACTGGGTTGCACAACGCGTTGATGGTGGCTTTTTTGAGGGCAGGGCAACGGCACTAGGATTAAAACGAGATGATCAAATCATTGCAGGCGTTATTTATGAGAACTGGAACCACAAAAGCATCTGGTGCCATTTCGCCATTGAGGGGCAACTGACGCCGGCCTACTTGGCGGCAATATTTGATTATCCGTACAACATCTGCCAAGTCGAAAAGATCATCGTGCCGGTCGGCAGCGATAACGAACAAAGCGCAAAAGTGGTGACGAATATGGGATTTACAGAAGAAGGCAGGATCAAAGAAGGGCGCCCAGCGGGCGACATTGTGTTTTACACGCTGCGCCGCGACGACTGCCGGTTTTTAAATGAACGCTACAGCAAAAGGATCGCAAATCATGGGTAAATCGTCACCATCAGCGCCGCCAGCGCCGGATTACGCGGGCGCAGCTCAAGCGCAGGGCGCCGCAAACGTCGAAACCGCCCGCGTACAGGGTCGGATGAACAACCCGAATATCGTTGGCCCGTTGGGTGGGCAGACGGTCACTTTTGGTGAAAATGATCAACCGACGGTCACGCAGAATCTAACGCCGACCGCACAATCTACGCTGGAATCGCAGCAACGCGTACAGCAGGCATTGGCCAATCTTGGCGAGCAGGGTCTAGGCACTGCTCGTGAGGTTCTTGCAACAAAGTTTGATCCTAATTTGCCAGATATTCAAACCCGCGTTAATACTAGCAATATTGCCAAAATGCCGGTAAATGCGGGCACAACTGGACAAGAAGCAATCATGTCACGGCTGGCGCCGCAGCTTGAAAAGTCAGACGCAGCAACGCGGCAGCGGTTAATTAACGAGGGTCTGGTACCGGGTGGCGAAGCATACGAAAACGCCATGATTTCGCAGAATCAGCAAAAGAATGATTTGCTCGCGCAGGCCGCGCTGCAAGGTATTAATTTAGACACTGCTGCAAATGCTCAAGGATACAACCAAGAATTGCAATCAGGTCAATTTACAAACACAGCAATACAACAACTTCTAGCAAAAGCGTCTGGATTGCGCGCTCAGCCATTAAATGAAATTTCTGGCTTGATGAGTGGTTCACAAATCCAAATGCCGCAGTTTCAAGGCTATCAAGGGTCAAACATTGCACCGGCACCGATCTTTGCAGGGGCGCAGGCGGCAGGGCAGGGCGCAATAGATCGGTATGGAATTGCATCCTCAAACGTCAACGCGCAGAATGCCGGGCTTTATAACTTGGCAGGCACCGCAGGCATGGCGGTTGCGCTCTAATGCTTGGAATTGCCTTTTCTGGTGGTAAAGATTCTCTGGCTTGCTGGTATTTATCCAAGCATCTGAATCCTGTTGTTTTGTGGGTAAATACTGGCACAGGCTATCCAGAAACTTTAAAAATTGTAAATGAGATAAAAAGCCAAGCATTTCAGTTTGTAGAAATTAATTCCGATAAGCAAAAGCAAAATGATGAATGGGGTTTGCCATCGGATATTGTGCCAATTCATTTCACAAATACTGGAATGCAAATTAGTGGCATCAAGCCAATAAAGGTGCAGAGTTATTTAGGATGTTGTTACGAAAACATAGCAAATCCGTTGATGCAAAAATGCAAAGAAATGGGCATTACTGAATTGATCAGAGGACAACGATTAGACGAGAGTTATAAATCGCTTGCAGTTAATGGCTCAATGGTTGATGGCATTAAGTTTTTGCAGCCCATTGAAACATGGACAAAACAGCAAGTTTTAGATTATTTGCTAGACCAGCGCGGCAGTTTGCCAGAACATTATTCAATAGATCATTCAAGCCTTGATTGTTATGATTGCACTGCGTTTTTAGAGCATTCAGCAGATCGGATTGCGTGGACAAAACAGCGTCATCCTGACCTTTACGAGATATATTCTAAAAAAATGGACGCACTGAAAATGACCTTAAAACCCAGTCTAAATGCAATGGGGATGATATGAACACCACTTATAACTTCAATCCCGACGACAAGCGTATGCAGCTCGCCGCGCTACTGCAAGATCCGACACAACCGTATCAGCGAGCCAAGAACACGATGGGCGCCCCCAGCTCAAGCATGGGCGGGCTTAATGACATGATGATGAAGATGATGATGCAGAAAGCCGGAACGCAACCCGGCGCCCCCGTTGTCGATCGATCTGCACCATACGATCCGAATTCCCAAAACTTTACGCCGTCTTACTAGAGGCTCAAAATGGCCGCTTTCGACTTACAGAATCAAAATCTAACGCACGCTTTCAACCTGCCCAGCCCATATCAGGCTGATTTGTCAAAACTTGCCCAGCAGCAAAAGATGGCCGAGCTGTTGCAAGCGCAATCTTTACAGCCCACAGAGCGGTATAGCTATAAGGGCATAGAGGCACGCACGCCAGCGACCGCAGGGCTTGCGAAAGTCTTGCAGGCTATGGGTGGGGCTTATTTGCAGAAACAGGGGCTTGAGGAACGGAAGGCGCTGGGGGAAAGGTATCGTGCAGATCAATCTGCTGATTTTACCAATCTTGCAAAAATGCTATCTGCGCCTGTTGTTGCTGGTTCTGCTGCTATTCCAGAAAGATTTGCTGAACCGCCAATGATACCGACCGATGACGAAGGCAATCCTATGCCAGGCGTATCGGCCGCGCCTGCAATTCCTGCTGTTGCATCGCGCATAAAAGGTCAAATTGATCCTGAAATGATTGGGCAATTTAAAACGCCAGAAACGCAACAAATGGCAATGGCGCAACTGTTGGCACAGATTGGTCCTAAAACTCCAATTAAAGCATCTGCTGGCGATGTATTTTTTGATGCACAAGGTCGGGAAATTTTCCGCGCACCAGAAAAACAAGAATATGGCACGACGCCGCATTATGAAATGGTTGATGGCAAGCCTCATGCTGTTGTTTATGACAAAAATGGCAATAAAAAAGATTTGGGGCCAGCTTCACCACAAAATCAATTTACTACTGGAACCGTTGACGCACAGGCAAGACTTGCACAAGAGCGTGCAATATCAGATCGAAACTTCAACCAATTGTCTGCTAATCAACAAGCGCAATTGAAAAATGATGCGGCAAGACTGGGCATCAGCGCAGAGCAATTGTTTTTTGATACAGGCGTTCGCGCTGGTGGCGCTGCAATGCCGCCTGCTACTGGCCCAAGTTATTTGCCTGTTCCTGCTGCCGCAGGGGTTGCGCCTGTTGTGCCGAGTATGCCGCCAACAGCTCGGCCTGTTGGTCAACCTGTGCCGGCGCCTGGTACCGCGCCTGTGCAAGCTGCGCCGCGTATCGGCATGGCGCCAACCCGTCCTGCTCAACCAGTAACGCCGGCGTTTGCGCCTAATGCGGTTGGTCCTACTGGTCAGGCTGTACAAGCAAATCAAGATAATGTTGTTCAAACCGCTGCTGGTCCTGTTCGAATAAGTGGAAAAGAACTTCAAAAATTAGCGGTTGCGTCACTTGAAGCGCAACAAAAGAAAGAACAAACAATGTCTGGTCTTGGTGATGCTCTTACTGAGGCAAGAAATATATTGATTGGCACAGATCCATTGACCGGAACGCCTGGACAAAAACCATTGCCTACCGCCAGTGGGGCCGGCAGTCTTGTCGATTATTTGGGAAATATTTTTGGCCAAGCACCTAGAGGACAAAATGAAGCAAAACGACTTGAAGTCGTTGCTGGAATATTGACATCAAAAGTGCCTAGAATGGAAGGGCCGCAATCTGATAAAGATGTTGACCTTTATAAAAAGATGGCTGGCGATGTTGGAAATTCTGGTTTGCCAATTAGCACTAGACTTGCTGCTTTAGATACTATGCAAAAATTGTTTTCTAAATATGAGCGTTTTAATACAAACGCGCCTGCGGCAAATCAGCAAACGCAATCACCGCAATCAAATCAGCGTAGATACACGGTGGATTATTAAATGGCTTACGAGATCGAAACAAAAGACGGCATTGTTATTAGGAATATTCCCGATAACATCAAGCCCGATGATCCTAGCGTAAAAGCAAAAGTCACCAATGCTAGACAGGCTCGCATGGCAGAACAGGGCGCCACTGGTGAGCAACTTTCTGCGCCTGGCATTAATCCAACTGAGGGCATGAGCACCGGACAACGTTTTCTAGCAGGAACAGGCAAAGCATTTTCTGACATTGGCCGCGGCGTTGGGCAGCTCGTTGGCGCTGTTCCGCAATCTACCATTGATGAATCGGCAAGGCTGGATAAGCCGTTAATGAATACCGGCGCAGGAATGGCCGGTAATGTTGTCGGCAACATGGCTGCACTGGCGCCCACTATGATAATCCCAGGTGCTAACACAATGGCTGGCGCCACAATCGGCGGTGGCTTGCTGGGCGCCGCGCAGCCAGTCGAAACGGGGCAATCAAGAGCGCAAAATATTGGAACTGGCGCATTAGGGGGCGCTTTAGGTCAAGGCGTTGCTAATGTGATCGGCCGCGTAATCCGTCCTGTGCAGTCGCAACTCACGCCCGAAATATCCGCATTGGCATCTAAAGCTGAAAATGTTTACGGCATTCCTTTGACCGCAGCAGATAAAACAGGATCAAGGCCGTTAAAAATTATTGAATCCGTTTTAGATCAATTGCCTTTGACCGCCGACCGTCAGGCATTGGCAAAAGAATTGCAGCGATCTGCATTTAATAAAGCCGCGCTTGAAACAATTGGCGAATCTAGCACTAAGGCAACGCCCGAAGTGCTAAATGCCGCACGCACAAGGATTGGCAAATCGTTTAATGATCTATCGGGCAGGAATACTGTAACGCTTGCCGATGATTTTTTTAATTCATTGATAAGCATTGAAAGTGGCATTAATCCGTTTACCAAGCCAGCAGTGCGTGAAGCGATAGACAAAGGGCTTGAACTTGCAACGCAAAAAACAATCAGCGGCAAGGATTACCAAAAGATCAGATCAACGCTCGGCAAACAAGGAAATGATGCGTTTGCCTCTGGCAACAGCGAACTAGGTCAAGCCTTAAAATCCCTTAAAGCTGGCCTAGATGATGCAGCAACCGGATCTGTGTCCGCAGCAGATAAAGATGCGTGGAATCTTGCCCGTAAACAATGGCAGTCTTTAAAGGTTGTTGAAAAAGCTGCGGCGCCGACTTCTGCTGATGCGGTGGCTGGTAATGTATCACCGGCAAAGCTGGCGCAAGCGTTAATGTCTGTTGACAAAAAAGGATTTACTTACGGCACCAGCAATCAAAAACTTGGTGATATAGCTAGAATTGGGCAGGCTTTCGTTAAAGAACAAATCCCAAATTCTGGAACCGCACAACGCAGTTTTTATCAGAAATTGATGAACAATCCTATTACCGCAGTATTGGAGGGCGGCGTTGGTGGTTTGTCTGTGCCGATGCAGAGAATTATGCAAAGCAAAGCAGGCCAAGCGTATTTGGGGCAAGGTCCAATATCAGCAAGAACACTTGCACTTGCAAGAAAGCTGCGCGAAGGCGCCGGTATTGTTGGCGGCGCCGCGTTACCGGGTTATGTGGAACAATAAGATGCGTAATTTCCGCGCAGACTGTCACGAAATAAAGGAGAGCTAAAATTAGCTACAACGGCAGCGGGACCTTTAACATCAACACGTCGGGCCAGCCTGTAGTCACCGGCACCGTCATTTCTTCAACAGCATTTAACGCCCTCACAGCGGATCTAGGCACCGGCCTATCTACGGCAATCACGAAAGACGGCCAAACGACTGCGACGGCCAGGATACCGTTTGCAGCAGGCATCAACAGCAGCCTGGTTACAGACGCCACGAGCACGACGACTGGCTCGATCATCACGGCGGGCGGCGTGGGGATTGCAAAAGCATTGTATGTTGGAACAACTTTAAACGTAGCAGGTGCATCCACATTAGCTGCTATCACCGGCACATTCAACGGCACCGTAGGCGCGACCACGCCAAGCACAGGTGATTTTACTTCTGTAACCGGCACAGTCTCATCTGGTGCTGTTTCTACTTACACCGCAAGCGGCGCAAATCAAAGCATTTATTCTAGGTATATCGGCGGGTCGCCCAGTGTGGCAAACGTATACGTCGGAACAGATAGCGCAGCAGGGGGCATATCCGGTATCGGTGGCGGTGGGATACTTTGGAACGTCGGTAATGCAGGTTTAGCGTTTGGTGCAAATAACGCACTGGCAATGTCGTTAAGTACTACGGGCGCATTGGCTCTTAAAGGCGCAAGCACTTCAGCCACAGGGGTGGGCATCACCTTCCCCGCCACACAAAGCGCATCGACAGACGCAAATACGCTGGATGATTATGAGGAGGGAACGTGGACGCCTACAATAACTCCGCAAAGTGGGTCTATTACAACACTTGGTGCTGTTAGCGGAAAATACACAAAAATAGGAAATACTGTTTTTCTTTGGATAAAAGTTGCAATTACAGTAGTTGGAACTGCTTCGGGGGATTGCAATATATCAGGAATTCCTTTTTCTGCTTCACAATCGGGAAATGGTAGCGGTGTAAACAGCAGCAATATAACAATTGCTGTGAGACAAAATTCTGGCACATCAGCACTTTTTTGTAGTGCAACAACCGGCGGTAGCGCAATGGCATCTGCTACAAGTTACGAAATACAAATAAACTTTTTTGTTTAATTAACTACACCGGATTGGTGTAGTCAGACAAGGAGAAACAAATGGCAATCACCAAAGAAACAGTAATCGACCAGATCACCGTCACCGAAAACGGCATCATTCTTTACCGTGAAGCAACTCGCATTATGGAAGATGGCACCGAACTGACCAAGACCTACCATCGCAACAGCCTGACGCCAGCGCAAGACCTGACGGGTGTGCCGGAGAAGGTGGTGGCGATCTGCAACACGGCGTGGACGCAAGACGTGATCGACGCATACAAAGCCTCGCTGCCGAAAGTAGAAGATGAACCTGCTTAAAAGCAAAACAGTCTGGTATGCGATCATCATCGCAGTCTTGTCCATCGTGCAAGGCTATATCAACCTGCTGCCGATGACGCCGGTAGCACAGATGTTCATTGGGATAGTGATTTCGGTGGGCATCGTTATTTTGCGTCTTTTAACCACTCAACCGATCTCGGAGAAATAATGAAACTTGATCTTGAAGCCAATGAAGTGCAATTCATCCTCAACATGCTTGGCGAACTTCCATCGAAGTCAGGATGCTTTCCGCTTATCGTGAAAATCCAAAGCCAAGCACAGCCGCAAGTCGAGCCGCCTAAAGAAGAAGAAGCAGCCTAAAGGATGGAAATGATGGCATCTCTGACCGAAGTAGAAGGCCGTGTAAATACGCACGAGGCGGTGTGTCAGCTTCGGTATGAAAGCATCAACGCTCGTTTAAAGCGCATTGAAGCAATTGGCTTGACTGCGGCAGGTGCCATCATTATGTTGTTGCTGCATCTTGTGACAAAGGCTGGATGATGGATACCTTTGATATGCTGGTCAAGGCTTGGCCTATTCTCCTTGCTTTAATCACGCTAATCATTGTGTTATCCAAGATCGACCTGCGTGTAGCGGTGTTAGAGGAAAAGGTTAAAACGCTATTTGAACTCTGGAACAAAAGGAATGAAAAATAATGTTTCCCCTCGGCGCTATCCTCGATATTGGTTCCAAACTGGTCGATAAGTTCTTCCCCGATCCGGCGCAAGCTGAACAGGCCAAACTCAAGTTACTGGAGATGCAGCAGAATGGCGAGCTGGCGCAGCTCGCGGCGGCAACGGATCTGGCGAAATTGCAGATCCAGACCAATCTAGAAGAAGCAAAAAGCACTAACTGGTTTGTGGCCGGTTGGCGCCCATTTGTCGGCTGGATCTGCGGCGTTGGCCTGGCTTATGTGGCGATCTTTGAACCAGTAGCGCGGTTTGTCGCAAAGGTGCATTTCGGCTATGCCGGCGACTTTCCGGTCATCAACACGGATTTGACCATGCAGGTATTGATGGGCGTGCTTGGGCTTGGGGCCATGCGTTCGGTTGAAAAAGTCAAAGGTGGAGAGGGCAGCAGATGATTAGTAATTTCCCCGCGGCGCTGGCATTGGTGTTGAAGTCAGAAGGCGGCTTCGTCAATCATCCGTCAGACCCCGGCGGCATGACCAACCTCGGCGTGACGCGCAACGTCTGGCGCGACTGGGTTAACCGAGATGTTGACGAGGCCGAGATGCGCGCTCTCACGCCCGAGCTAGTGACGCCGCTATACAAACAGAGATATTGGGATGCCTGCAAATGCGACGATCTGCCCCGAGGCGTCGATTACGCGGTGTTTGACTCTGCCGTGAACATGGGGCCAGGACGCGCCGCAAAGCTGTTGCAAGCGGCGCTAGGTGTGACGGCTGATGGTGCTATCGGCAGGGCCACGATCGCTGCTGCGACCGCTGCCGATCCGGTGGAATTGTTGGAAGCCTTCAGCTTGGGCAAAGAGGCGTTTTACCAATCGTTGCCGACGTTTGCGACGTTTGGCAAGGGCTGGCTAAATCGTGTGGCGCACGTCCAGGATGCGGCAGAGCAGATGATGAGCTAGGTTCAGGTTCCGCAACTGTTAAGGATTCCTTAATAACTGGTTCCGCAAGCGCAACTCTAAGGATACCTGCGGCGAATGCACAATCGCGGTCATCATTGTTTAGCAAGTCCAATGCCGCAAGCGCGGCCTCTCTCAGTTTGTCGCTCATCATTCACCCTTTCTGATTGCTGTGTCAATTGCAAATTTATAATCGTGGAATACTGCGCCAAGCTCTACGCTGCCCACCTTGCATGATTTAACCCACACGTTTTTACCGTTGCGCAAATGTCTTAAATGACCACGCCGGTCATGCAATCGCGGTGATGCGTGTGTGCCGCCTTTACTTTCTTTTTTATTTAATTTTGCACCAATCAAAACGGTGCGCCAATCATACGTCGGAATTTTTCCTTGCGCTATTTTTCGTCGGTTTGTAAACGTGTTTTTGATTTCTGGTTTATATGTTTCGCACTCATTTTCAAGTGCGCGATACCAACATCCGACAATAGCCAACATTAATTCAGCCACTTCTTTTTCAATTGTTTCTTTATCGTCAAGGCCGCCGTATCTAATTTGATCTGCATCTATTAAATAAATCATGGAAGGCATACGAATTGGCTTTTTACTTACCGGCCCTTTCCACATTGATACAATGATGCCTTCTTCTGGATCGGTTCCGGCAACGATCATCATCACTTCGTAATCAAAATGATTTCTTGTCGGCCCTTTCCATACAACCACATTTTTTTCAAAAGGCGGTCGATACGTCATTAATGGCTCAA